GATGAATGGGGGTCGGGAAGGCTTAAGGGATTAGGGCAACACTGCATCACGTGTCATTTACAGTTCATCAGTCGGAACGGAGAAGTCTATCAGGTCAGTAGCGCCATCAACTGAATCAATGGGAGTGGCGGATAGAAGGGAAGGAGTGATACGTAGCGACTTAGCCTGACGTTGGTTCAGCGTGTCCAATTCCACATTTTTCGCCACCAGAGCCTGCAACTCTTGCTGATACGTGATCTGATTTTGAGTAATAGTACTCACTAGCTCTGCAATCTGCTTCTCATAATTCTCAGCTGATTCACGCAGCTCTGTTATCTCTCGTGCTTGCTTACCATTCATCTGAGTCAAGTCATCAATAACAGTCTGGCATTTAGCGGCCGATTCTTTAGAAATGCGTTCACACCAGCCCTTTCTTACTTCACTCCTCTTTTCCATAATTTCTCTTCTCACATCGGGAGCAACGCGTACAGCGTCGAGCAGCTCATCTTCTTTAGCATGACCATTAATGCAGGTGTGGTGTCTCAGATACATGTCTAGACTACATGATTGAGCCGATTTGACATCCGCTTCCAATTGAGCATTTAGGGACTGAGCTCGACTCAACTCCATTTGTAGCCTAGTGACTTCACCAGACAGTTCACGCAACTGAGATAGCAGAGGTTGCAGCGCCATTGGAGTGGGATCCGACTGGATTGATTTCTGCACGATAATCTGTTTTTCTAGCTCAACGACTTTCTGCTGTAGCACGGGACACTCATGACATTGTCTGGATGCGTCCAACTGTAGCTTAATCCCGTCCACCATATCAGTGGATCGTTCTAGAAAAAGCACCTCACCATATGCCAGCTTCCGTGACGGATGATAATAGCACATCAGTGATGCGTAGCCCTGAGAAAGGACCCGTTGGAAAGCCCTGTGTGCATCGGCGTCACGTCCAGTCTTCATCAACGAGCGTAGCGTCATACGACACGCGCTGTTCAGAACAGAGAGTTTCTCGTCCATCAGTAGGGCGCATAAGGACACTCCATTATGCGTAGACAAGGTGTACAAGGGGTCAAAACCAACACATATCTTAACATTCTTTCTATTCACAATCCCATCAGACACACCGTGCTTGACCACCCACTTTAGAGCAGCAGAGGTGATTGAAACAACCTGCGTATTGGCGTAAAGGTCATCGAGTACAGAGCGCTGACCTGACCTTTGAGCAGCATGATGCCCAGGAGCTACATCCTCTATGAATACCTTGGTAAATCTAGCAACAACGTGGTCGTCATCACGATCTAACAAATGAACAGTTTTACCATCAGGAGTGTCTAATTTAAAAATAGTTTGCTCAGCCAACACCTCATCTTTGGTGCATAAAATCAACCCCGATTGCTTCTGATCAGCCATCCTGTCATCGTGTTCATCATATGTGGGGTAAATCTTGAAGTAATCTGCAGTTTCCAAGGTAAAGTACGACTGATCTGCCGCTAACGGCTTGTGCTGCATAAACATAAACCTTCCTTCGTTATAGATCTCAGGATCAATGTTACCCACACCTGGCGCTAAGTGGACGTTATGAGTTGTCTGAATGTCAGCAGCCGTCATAATTCCTTTAGTCTCAGAAATATCCAACTGCTGAGGTCCTCTGTGATCCAGCCCAAATAGCATTAATTCCTCATCAGCGACCTTCGCTTCTTCAGTCCTGATGGACACACTAGTGGAAGCTAGCCTTTCGATTTCAGCCACAATGACATCAAAATTCTGACGGGTCACTGTCATCTTCAACATTGCAGACACGAAGTTAATGAATGCAGTTATGGCATCCTGGAGGCTCATACCTGGCTTTATGGCGAATCGCTTTGCAACATCGGAGGCCTGAAAGGATTCCGGCGAGGCAACAAAAGCCATCGCTTGTTCAAGCTGGGGGAGACAGTCTAATAGGTAAGCATGAGCTGGCGAAATCACTCCAGAGATTGAGAAAGCGCCTGAAGAGAATGGTCGCACCACCAGACTGACAACCTTACGGTCCACCTTTGGGACATTCACATGCTGATAAGGTATAGACATAGACCCCTGCTCAATCGCCTTCGTGAGGAATTTGCGCGATTGAGACATATCCACAGATGGAGTGAAGGGTTGCGAACGAAGCCCAGGAGTGGCAGCAAGAGATGATATATCACGTTTAGCCTTGGAGACTGGAACAGTGTTGGCGGAGAATCCCTTGAATGAAGCCATGACCACGGTCACTTTAGC